CCTCCACTAAATCCTGCGTCAACAATATTAGTTCCGTCTGAATATAATAATTTTGTAGTTTTTTCTGATACTCCAAAAGTAACACCTGATCCTGATGCTGTTTTAACTTGTACTGTAAATGCACCTGAAGTGCCATTTGTTATGATATAAACTTTTTCTATTGAATCTGGAATTGTTACAATTTGATTTCCTGTAATTGATCCTGTTAATTTTATAACAGCATTTTGAGCTACTGATGTAGCTGCCCCATCTGTAATACTTAAAGTTGTAGTAGCTGCTCCACCTGCAATTGATTGTTCTACATAACCGGCAATTGCTGTGTTAACAATGTTTAAGTTGGTATTAGTTTTATCTCCCCAAGTACCGGCGTTCTCGCCAGTTGCCATTATTTCTAAACCAAGATCTGTAAATGTTGATGCCATAATTTAATTCCTAAGGTGTTGGTGAGTTCACAGGTATTCTGATTGTTCCATCAGCGTAGTCGTCTCTTTTTCTACTACCTAGTTGCTCTCCTCCAAATCTCTCTACTTCTTGTTTATATTTTTGTTCGTACAGTTGTAACATATCTGCTGGACCTTTTAAATAGCCATATGCTTCTACCAAGACGGCATATAATAAACCATTTGGAAAATTAAGACTAATAAAATTTGTTGTAGTTGATGCACTTAAACCTGTAGGTCTAGCGTTGTAATGAATTTTGTATACGTATGTTGTATTAGGTATTGGAGATAATAAAGCTCCTCCTGAAGTAGTGTTTGTAACACCAGTTGCACCACCCTTCATAGCATAGTATTTTGGTCTAGCAGTAGAAGCTGGATTGTTATATTCTTCTAAAAATGTCTCATCTTTTTTTTCTAACCATATAGGATTAGTTAAAGATGACGTTGCATCTGCAACTTGTATACCTCTAATAACTAATGCACCTGCTGGAGCATTTACAAAAGCTTGATTAGCTACCATATTATCTGTAGCTGCTAATCTATTGGCATCAATAGGCACATCTCTCATAATTCTAGTTTCAGCATTATCAATAAATTGATCTGTAATTGTACTTGTTAATACAGTTGTACCAACTTCAGTATAATTATGAATTGCTGTTGTTAATGTTGCGTAAGTAAATCCTGCCATTATGCTGTTAGAGTTACCGGTCCGACTGAGACTGGATACCCTCCTCCTCTTTGTTGTCCTACTGTTGCTGTGCTTGTGTCAACAGTAAAAAAAAAATTATCTGTTACGTTTGTTGTAACTCTCGCGCCACTAACAAACTTTCCTGTAGTAATAGCATAACCAGCAGCTTTTGCAATGTTCGATCCTGCTATCCCATCAAACGATCCTGGATTTGTATATGTTCCAGCAACTGATGGTGTTCCTCTAAATCTATATGTTGTTCCATTTGTTAAACCGTGTTCAGGGGAAAAAACATTTATTACACCTGACGAAGCTGCATAAGTTGTAAATGGATTTTCTGGTAATAATTGCGCTACAGCAGTTTCTGTTCTATCACCTCTTATATTTAATAATGCTTGTGCATCACCTTTGTGAGCTTTTGGATCAATTTGAGGATGTTTTGATTCAAATTCTGAAATATGAACTAAAGAACCATTCCATTCTTTTACCATTTCATTATATGGAAACTCCATTCCTGATCTATCTGATATTGCTTTTGCGTGTTTTCCTGATGCGTATGCCATAATTATATATTCGGGTAATAAGTTTGAGGAGTTATAAATGAACTAGATGCAGAACCATCTTCTGCTAAAGCTCTAGCTAATTCAGTTTCATAAAGCGCTTGCATTTGTTGAACTAATTGTGGTGCAAATTTTTGTGCTAAGTAAAAAGCTAAACCTGATGCCATACAAGGTACAAATCTATAAGGCACATCTGTTGAATCTGTGTAAGTAGAATCAACATCTTCTATTCTTTTTAAATAAAAGAAATTTATAGCTTTAGCTGCGTTAGTTGCATCTGGTGTTGGATAAATTGTAAATGTAGTTTTGTCTATGAACCTTTGAACAAAATATTGTGAAGGTGTTCCTTTAGAAAGTTTATTTCCTAAAGCAGAATAAGCTGATCTTGCTATTTTAGTTAATCCAGAATCTGATTGGTTAACAGCAGTTCTATTGTTTCTTAAAGTTGCTTCAAGAACATCTGCTACACCATAAGTATCAGCAGGATTTGTTACAGCACTTGTACCATCAGAAGTTGCTCTAAAGAAAATATATTCTGATTGACCTTCAACTAAATTAATATCAGCATCACTTACTTCCCAGTAATGAATACCTCTATTACCCCATTCTTGAAAAAGAATGTTTAAAGATCTTCTTGCAGTTTTTAATTGATAACCTGAGCTAGCTTGTATTCCAAGCCTCTCATAAGCTTCTTCGATAATTTCATCTACAGCAAAAGTTTTATCGAAAGTAACTGTGCCAGATGTTGTATTGGCCATAAGCTACCTCCTAATATAATTTTTTAAATTCTGCTATTACCGTATACATGTTACCCGCATCTGCGGCACCTGCAACTACAAGGTTAACATCACTTTGATTACTGTTAGCTGATTTGTCAGTTTTTAATCCACCAAATTCTCTAAAATCCCAATAACCTGATCCTGTTAAACCAATAATAGGTATATCACCATTGTTATCTTCTTCATCCATACGAATAAAAGAATCTCCACCATTTCCAGTATCAGCTGAAAACCATACTCTTTGTAATACTAAGTGTAAACAAGATGCACCATTTGCATTGTTAGCCATTGCTGACACATCTCCAAAAACTGTCGATCCGCCATCTCCGTCTGATTCATTTACGTATTTAATAACCACTCTAACATCATTTTCTTGCATGATAGTTGGTCCTGTTACTGTGTCTGCCATAATCCCTCCTTAATCAAGATTACTGAATGGGGCCGAAGCCCCACTCTAATTAGTTATTAGTTATTAGCTGTTGTAACTGCGATAGTTCCACCAGTAGTTCTAATCATCATTTTTACAGCCATACTGTCTGTGTCAGCAGCAGCTTCAAAATAAATGTAAGATCCAGCTTTGATAGTCGTCTCTGCAGCAGATGCTGTTAAGATAATCTTAGCATGTGCATCTGTAGTTCCTGCTTCACGTTCTAGTACGTTAGTTCCAGCGCCTGTAACAAATGCTTCAAAAGAAGCAGCAAGAAGTTCATTATTTGTATGTACTTGTAAAGTAAGAACTGCAGAAGCAGCGATTACATTGTCAGTAAAAATAATTAAACTTTTATGAGTGTCAGAAGCTAGATCAGTAGTTGATGCTGTTAATGCTAGTGTTGCACCAACATTACCTGTGTATCTTACAACTGATTGGTTAGCTGCAATATTTGTAGCTCCAGCTGCGATTGCAAAATCAGTTCCTACTACACCTGTTCCACCAAAAATAGCACCTGTTTGTGCTGCTGTAAGAACAGCAGATTGATTTGCTACTTTTTCTAAAGCCATTGATAATCTCAATGCTGTGTTAGGGTTTGTAAGAAGATCATCTACGTTTGCAATAGTACCTTGATCGGGTTTACCAAAGTTAAGAGACCATGTAGGATTTAATCCTAAAGGTACTGTGTTAACTCCTTCATTAAAAAAATCTGAGATACCATTAAGTGATGAAGATAAAACAGTTGTTCCACCAACGGAAAGATTTCCGCTTGAGTCGATTGTTGTATTGTCTGTAATAGCACCAGTAGTTGCATTTTTAGTGATTTGTTTAAATCCCTGTTCTGCTCTTACCGGACCATTAAAAGTTGTGTTAGCCATATTAATATTCCTCCTAGAATATAATAAATGTAGTCCCTAGGGGATGTCGACTATACGCGTCTACATTTAATTTTTTTTAAAAATTTGTATAGTGGTAAATTTATATGTTATTTTTTGATTGAGTGCAAGAGATCCCTGCATAAAAGTACGTTTTCAGCGATGTGGCGTTTATCTAAGTTGCCACAGAAACTTGGGCAGCTGAATCACTGATTTTGTTTTCTCTATCAGCAACTTTAAATTCTTCAGCTTTGATCTGAGTGATGATACTTTTGATTTTCTCATCAATTTCGACCATATTAAGAGTATATTTTCCGTGTTGATTATACTCATACTGCCACCCTAACTCCAAGGACCGTTTTTGTTTGTATAGGTCTTCGGTCATCTATAACCTCCTCATAGGTTATTCTACGGGGAGTGTTTTTAAACATTCCCGTTAATTCCCACTTTATACTCGTATCTCCTAATTTGTC